GGTATAGTATAAAAGGGAATTGGGGGTACCCAGTTTCCCCATCGCTGCTCGATAGTTAAAAATATATTTAGTGAAAATAGTGCAAAAAAGTGTTGACATATACGCGCGGATGTGGTATATTATACTTGCAAGGGACAAAGGGGAACAACCTAAGACCTGCAGCAGGTACAAATCAGAAATGAAAAAAGTTTGAAAAAGTTGAAAAAAGTACTTGACAAACTGATTCAAATATGATATATTATACTTGCAAGGGACAAAGGGGAACAACCTAAGACCTGCAGTATGGAAACTGTACAACCTACCTATGGGGTGCAGTGGTTAACTGAAATAGGGCGCACATTGAAAAATCGATATAATCAAGCGTTTAGCAGGTTACAGAGCTAAACGTGCCTGCAAAGATGGGTATTATGTACAGGTAAGTGCAGGCAGGTATAATCGTGTCATATTGAAACCTTTAATGTTAGTGTTAAGTGCCCCCGATGAGTCTTTGAAAATTAAGACGAAACACGTTAAAATGGGGTAATTTACATTACCCCGTGTCGGGCACAAAATTCCTTGTGCTAAATAATTTTAATTTTGAAAGGAATTTTACTAATCATGAAAAAGGCTAATCAAGAAATAATCAATAATCGTGCAACTGAAATTTTCGACCGTGCAATGTCCGCATTGAATGTATGCAATGGTAATTATGATGTTGAAAGATTAAGAAGTTGTCAAGCTGTAGTGTTGATAACAGATGGTTATTATATCTTACGTTCATATAATACGATTGTTGCAGTTATCGATAGATGTGATGGAATATGCGTAGATATGTTGAGAAAAGTATATGGTTATACAGCAACATCTGCACAGCACATTTCTAAGTTCTTCAGAGATTATGATTATTATGGTGGCTACGGCGAAAAGAAAATTTTAACTTTTCGCCCATGATCAGCGTGTCGGGCATGAAAAATGCTAATTTATATTAAAAGGATGGAAAATTATTATGTCAAAGAAAATTCAAGAAAAAATTGCACTTGTGAAAGCTGTAGAACAGGCGTACGATGATCTTGAATACAGATTGAATAGTGCAAAGTCAAATTATGATTACGCTGTTGAAAATAATTATTGTGATGAATCGATTGAAAATGCAAAGCGCGTAATGGAAGCATGGGATAAAGTTGTTAAAGCATTAGAGGGTTTAATATAAACCCTCTTTTCTGTTGAACGTGTCGGGCATGAAAAATGCCTAAATTTAAAACTAACATTTGAAAGGAAACTAAAAGCAATGAAAGAGAAAATGATTACAAGAACAATCGTATCTACCAATTACACTGTGATGTGTGTTGACGTAGCGACAGCAAAAGTTGACAATCGTTTGTATACTTTTGCAGGTTCAAGGGATGACGTTAAATGCCTTGCAATCATCAACGATCTGTACAAAGAAACCACAGAAAAGGCTGTAGCAGTTACATCTGCTGAAGAAGTGGAAACCCTTTACGGAATGCCCGAAAGCACATTTATGAAATATGCTGTAGTGCTTCCTCCAAGGGGAACAAAGAAAGAAGCTGAAGAGGAATAATTTCCTCTTCAGTTATGGTTAACGTGTCGGGCAAATAAATGTCCTGTGGATATTTTAAAGGTTATGGTTTACCACATTAAAAACATTAACGTAACTTCATGCTCTTTGTATTTCAGATGCGAAGTAAAACAAGGGTGAAATACAGTTTTAGAGAGGTTTCTGTTCATGGATATTGTCTTATCCCTCTATAATCTATAAGAGCAATATGCCAAGCAAGCGGGCAATGCTACCATATTAAACCCTGCACTAAATTATCCACTCATTATTTACAGAAGTGGTCAAGCGTTTACTGGTATCGTATAACAAACCAGTGTGTTGGGCATAAATTAACAGAAAGGATAATATTATAATGAAAAGATGGTATAATATTGATTTAATTAACGATACTGATATTATCGCGCTTAGAATGTTTTTGCGTGATAATGGTATCAAGTATGAAACGTCTGGTAATTACAATTTTACTCATTTTGAGATATATTGTGATTCAGAAATGGCAATCAAGATTGATGATTATATCAACTCGATATAATCATCTTTTTTGTAACGTGTTGGGCATACTAATATTATTGAAAGGATTTTTAATTATGAAAAAAGTTAATGCTACATTATTGTACGGAATTGACGAACATAATAAATATATTGTTGTCAAGTTTTTTGCTGTTGATAAAAGTGGTGTTATTCACACTATGATTGACAATGCAAATTCAATTCATTTGGCATACAAGTATAGTACTATGGAAAATATGATTATTTCAATGAAAAACTGCTTGAAGTGTGATGGTTTTTATGTTTCACCATTTATGACAAATTCTGTATCAGAGTGCTGTGGGATTGTTTGTCTGAAGATGTACGGAACTGATTTTCTGGTAAGTAATCCTACAAGAGTTTGGGTATCAAAATAGGGAAGATTTTTCTTCCCTACGTGTTGGGCATAAGTGCAAACTTATGTACTAACATTGAAGGGAGTTTTTTCTGCATGGAAGAGACAAAAACGTTACAAGAAGAATTTGCTGAAAAAGCCAAAGATTTTTTGCGTAAAACGTATTCTTCTCACATGGAACTTGATATGGAAATGGCCATTGATGAATTATACGAAGATACAGTGCAAGAAATTCAGTGGCAGGTTTCTGATTGGTATGGAGGAGAATCCTACTATCCTAAACCAGAAGACATACTTGTAGATTTTCTTCAGTTTTCACCTATTGATGCTCACAAATTTTTATCTATTTTCACGCCTACCTGTGAGGGAAAGGATTCTTGTCCACTATGATATTTGAATTTAAAGACCCACGGGATGGTTGGAAAAACGAAGGTTTTTTCAAAATAGGTAGGTATCAAGAAGGTGGCAGGATTGCAATTTCCATTTACGCAAGGCGCAAAGATGACACGCAGGATTTCTTTCAGCCTTATTGCAGTGTAACTGTAAACCTTCCTAATAGGGAATTAGCTAACAAAGATGAATTTGGTTTTGTCGATGTTAACAATGCACCTTGGTTAGAAGGTTTTCTCACTTCAAAAGGTTTTGGAATGCCTACATCACGATTTGCAACCAGTGGATTTTGCAACTATCCAGAGTTCTTTTTCAATGTAAAGAAGATGAAATATTATCGTTTAGAAGGGGTCTAAAATGGTTTTTGATGTAGAATCTCTCAATACCGAAGAAATTATAGCAACAAAAGTAATTCTTGAAAGGCTTACATGTACGCATGAAAAGCTTGCTTGTGTAGAATGCCCGTGTTTTGAAATCTGCACATTTGTAGGTAAAGTAACAGAACAGTGCAAGAATATATTAGCAGAAAGGGAATTTTCATGATAACCATTAAATCAGCAAAATATAGTGCAGATGATGCAATTTTTGTTGCAAATGTCATAAACAGAGGTTTATGTGGTCATTGTGAACAGTATTCTTCATATTACGACCCGCAAGACATGAATTGTGAAGGATGTACTCACAAAACTGCTTGTGCTGATTTACGTTCTGCCTATTATTTTATGTTAGCTAAATCATTGCGCGTGGGTAAGGAAAATTCTGAAGAATTGCCCGATAGTTAAATATTTCCCAATATCGAAAAAAGTTCTCAATTTCAGCATTTTCCTCTTGCAATTTGCTTAGTTTTGTGGTATTATACTCTTGTACCCCATAGGTGAGTACCTCCGTAAACACCTGCTCATGGTCGGTGGGTGGGATTACTGTCGGTTAACTACGCTGTAATCCCATTTATATGCTACCAGTAGTCAGCATTTGGGTGCAATTCCCAAGGGTAGCAAAGTATTAATCTTAATCTTGAAGAAAGGAGTAGAAATTATGGCAAGACAGCCGATGGTAACAAGAACGATTACCACAACCAAGTGTAAAGTTCTCTGCCTTGATCTTGTGCAGGAAAAACCCTTCACGCAGGAAGTGATTCTTCCCCGCACCTACAAGGATGAGAAGGCAATGCTGAAGCGGATTGAACCGCTTATCAACAGTGAAACTGTGAAAGTCGTACATGTTCAGAGTGCAGAAACCGAAGAAACTCTGTATGGCATGACAGAACAGGAATTCATTGCCGCAGCAAAGATTCTCCCTCCCCGCGAAAAAACTGAAAACTAACATTAAAGAAAAGGAGTAACAGAAATGAAAGGTTACGAAGTAAACATTGTAAGTTCTACAAAAGAACTCTCACCGAAGGAAAAAATCAAGCTTAAAGACCTTAGCAACAGCATTAACCTTGATAATGCTACACAGGCAGAGGGCAAAGTGGTTATCGATTATGACTATCATGTCATTCTTGAGATTCACAATGAAAAGAGCAAGGACAGAAAGGACTACCAGAATGTTGTTGTCGTAGACAAGGACGGCACAAAATACAACACTGGTTCTGAATCCTTCCTTACCACTCTGGAAGACATTACCGGCGAAATGCTGTCAGCAGGTGAAGAAGACTTCAGCATTGAAGTTTACCGCAAGGACAGCAAGAACTACAAAGGTAAGCAGTTTATCACCTGCTCTGTTCTGTAAGCGCACCTGTTTTATAAACCCCACGCTAACCCGTGGGGTATTCTTTTTATAAGGAGATGAAAGATGTGGCGAAAAAGCCTACTGCAAACCAGACAGCTTATATGGAACTGGTTGCTGAGATTAAAAGAAAGTTTAAAAGAATCGGTAAACGTGGTTATGTACCTCTTGATAACATTTATAAAGAAGAAACCCCTAAACGTGTCCTGCAAAAACAGCTTACTAAATTAAAGAATGTAGCAGAAAATATTTACCAGTTTGCAAAGTATTATGACCCACTAAAAGATAGTTATATTATTGGTACAGAAAGAAGAAAACAGGAACGGGCAGAAGCTTCACGCAAAGGTTGGGAAACAAGACGGGCAAATGAAGCAAAAAGAAGAGCGGAAGAAATAGTAAGAGAACAGTTAGAAAAACAAAGAGCTGATGAACTTCTTCGTAAACAGGAAGAGGAGTGGGAAAAGAAATGGAATGAACCTCTTCCAGAGTTTGAAGAATTAACAGAGGAAGAATACAAAGAATGGGAACGTCAAGAATTTGAAAGATTTGAACGCGAAAGAGAGCAAAGAAAGAAAGCAAGAGAACAGGCAGAAAAAGAACAAGGTTTGCCAAGAGAAACAGAAGTAGCTTTTCAGCAAATTGAAGACTTAATTAATAATTGGTCTGAATCAATATTATGGTCAGAAGAATTAAAACGTCTTAAAATAGCAGACCGTAATACTCTTAAAAGCGTTTTTGATGGCGCTATTAATTCACTTGGAAGAGAACAAGTTATTAGGAACTGCGTTAACCATGAAAGAGATCTGATAGATATTGTAAATCGCGTTCTGTATGGTAGTGGTTCTAAGTATAAAGAATATTCAGCCAGAGAAGGTGTACAAATTGATATAAATAAGTTCACTGAAATTCTCTATGGTAGACCATTAACAGTAGCAGAGTCCAAAGATATATCTGACATGATGGAGCGAATGAATGAAGGAGAATGAAAACCAGAAATTATCGCTACTTCATGGGGGATTTTGAAACTACTGTTTATGAAGGTCAGCTTAACACAGAAGTGTGGGCAAGCGCTTGCGTTGAATTGTACACAGAAGATGTTAAAATATTTCACAGCATTGATGAGCAATTCAAGTATTTCATATCCTTAGATAGTGATATTATCTGTTATTACCACAATCTTAAATTTGATGGCGCATTCTGGTTGAGTTATTTATTAGTTGATGAAGGTTTTAGACATGCTGCGCATGAACCAGAAGAAGATGAACCAGCTTCAGAATTTGAATGGTATCCTGTAAAGAGGATGAAGAATAAAACATTCACTTATTCTATCAGTGATATGGGTCAATGGTACAGAGTTATTATCAAAACGCATGACCATATTATAGAATTAAGGGATAGTTTAAAACTGTTGCCATTTACTGTAAAAAGAATAGGGGAAAGTTTTAAAACAAAGCACCAGAAATTGGATATGGAGTACAAGGGATTCCGCTATGCAGGTTGTGAAATAACACCAGAAGAACAGCAATACATCGCAAATGATGTTCTTGTAGTTAAAGAAGCACTTGAAGCTACATTTGAACAAGGGCACAAGAAGTTAACCATAGGAAGCTGTTGCCTTGCAGAGTATAGGGCATTGATTGGTAAGAAGCTATACGCTGAATATTTTCCTAACCTTGTAGAAATAGAGATAGATGAATCATACGGCGCAAAGAATGCTGATGAATATATCCGCAAATCATACCGTGGTGGTTGGTGCTATCTTGCAAAAGGCAAGGAGAAGAAGATTAAGTACAATGGAACAACAGCAGATGTTAACAGTTTATATCCTTCTATGATGCACAGTATTAGTGGTAACAGTTATCCAATAGGTTTACCTACATTCTGGCAAGGAAATTATATCCCAGACGAAGCATTAAAACCTTGGATTTATTATTTTGTACGTATTAAAACAAGGTTTTATATTAAAGAGGGTAAGTTGCCATTCATTCAAAACAAGAGTAGTTTAATGTACACAGCCACAGAAAGCCTTGAAACGTCAGACATTTATAACCCAGATGATGGGAAATATTACACTGAATACATTGATAGAGATGGTAATATTAAACAGGCATATATGACTATGACTCTAACAATGACAGACTTTGCACTTATTAAAGAACATTATGAACTTGTAGATTTTGAAATTCTTGATGGATGTTACTTCTTCTCTTCAATAGGCATATTTGATACCTACATTGATAAGTACAAAGAGATTAAAATGAACAGCAAGGGAGCAATGCGAGAATTGGCAAAGCTTTTCTTGAATAATCTTTATGGCAAACTTGCAAGCAGTACTGACAGCAGTTTCAAAGTTGCATACGTGAAAGAAGACAAATCATTAGGCTTTTACACAGTTACACAGCACAACAAAAGACCTGTGTATATAGCCGCAGGTTCAGCCATTACCAGTTACGCAAGAAATTTTACAATCCGAGCCGCACAAAAGAACTATTATGGTAAAGACGAAAGAGGGTTTATATATGCTGACACCGATAGCATTCATTGTGATCTTCAGCCAGACGAAATAAAAGGTATCAAAGTAGACCCAAAAGAGTTTTGCTGTTGGAAACTTGAAAGCTGTTGGGATGAAGGATGGTTTGTAAGGCAAAAAACTTACATAGAGCATATCACGCATGAAGACCTTGAGCCTATTGAAAAACCATACTACAATGTAAAGTGTGCAGGAATGCCCCAGAAGTGCAAGGAACTATTCCTACTCTCAATGGACGGATTTATAGCTGATGAGAATACTACAGAGTACACCGATGAAGATGGCAATGTGCATGAACTTACGGATGCTGACAGGTGGTTCCTCTCAAAAAAGAGGGAACTGACAGATTTTGATGTAGGGTTAGTAGTATCTGGAAAGCTATTACCAAAACGCATAAGAGGTGGAGTATTGCTTACTGACAGTATGTATGAAATGAGGTGAAAATATGTATTTAGAAATATTATGCTTGATTGTAATTATTATATACTTGAATCTTATATTGAACGAAATGAGATAGCAGGATTGCATGAGGTGATATTATGAATGATAAATGTCACGGCTGTATTTATTACGACCCCTGTTGGATGAAATGCAGATTAGGTATAGACCCAAAAGATTGTACGTTTTATGCTATACTTAAATTAACACTTAGCAGTTTGTATGGAACACAAGTAAGGGAGTGATCTTATGTACATTAGTATTCCAACGATTGTTATCATTTTAATATTGTATATCTTGTTTAGGTGATGATTATGTATATGCTCTTTGTGAATGGAAAACCTAAAATGATGTTCTACGATAATGAGAAAGATGATGCCGTTGAAGCCTATTTTCATTATAGGCAATTCTACGGAAAAGATGTTGTGTTAAATATGATAAAATATAACCAAGAAGATAACACAATGACGTTAACCAGATTAATGGTAGAAAGGAAAAAGAATGTACGTAGTTATAGTGGGCAATGAGATTATCACATGGGAGAAGACATTTAAAGCCGCAGAGAGATGCGCGAGAAAGTATGATCACTTACACAACAAGATACCTGTGTGGATAACCAAAGTAATAGTAAAAGACGGAGTAATCTTCGACAAGTAAAATCAATACCCCATAGACCTGAATCTATGGGGTATTTTAATATCCAAAACCACGGGTTACGCAATGCGGTAAGCTGTCCGTCTGATCTGTCTGGCAGTTTATTTCACCTGTGCTTATCCAGAAGACCCATTGAATATAGCCGTGGGGGATATACTAATAAGATAGTGCTTTAAGAACTGCATCTTTGCAACGCATATCCTTAAATCTGAAGCAACCTTGCTCAAAGTAATAGCGCAGATTGGAAAGGAATAAATCATTGCGTTTTAACATGACATAGTTTATTTCATGATCTTGCGTGGTTACAGTAATCCTATTTAGGTCTGTTCTGTCGGCATGGTCATCACAGTATATAATGCCCTGTTCTGCATACTCACGGATGCCAAAATCAGTTCCGCAATAACGCAATGTTGCAAGGTATCTGCTTTGACCTTTTGGTTTCTCAATAAAGGCTTTACTGTCATTCAGATACACATTCTGTGCTGAATACTGTACATATTTATTCTGCGCGAATGCTCTATTGAACGCACTATCCATTTGAGCAAGCGCGGCTGATTCTATCCAACCCTGTTCCATAACAAATCCGTCGCCACGCAGAAATTTAGTGTCATCACGAAGTCTGGAACTTATTCCGAGTTCAACAAAGTAAGGATTGATAAGGCTGACAGCGTTACCGCACAATACCATAGGTACATACCTAACCTGTTTGCCTTGACCTCTCGCAATAGAGGTGTGAATAGAAATAAGCTTTTGAATTTCATTACTGCAATAGTGGTTCGTTTCAGATTGAAATTCATCAAAGAACATGTGACCAGTATCAGAGAATAGGTGGGAATACTTCTTTAAGGTATCAGCATTGTTCAATGCTATAGCATAACCACAAGGAAGGTTGTTAAGGAAACACTCATAATATATTCCATGCGCTCTGCGCTTAACTGTGAAATCATCTGAAGGGAAGAATAGTTGACCTATCTCCTTGAAGATTTTATCAGCTATATCATCAAGCTCATAGTTATATCTGTAAACTTCGCAGAATTTAACCCCTTTCTTTTTAAACAGATTGATATTCCTTCTGCGAAAGTATGTAGTTTTGCCACCACTTCTGTTTGTTGTGCATAGGTACAACTCTGGTTTTCTTCCATTTACATCAAGCATGGACAGGAGTTTAGTACCGTCATAGTATTGCCCCATTATCGAAACACCAACTTTCTTATATGAATTATAACATATTTCTTGACAAAATGCAAGCTTTTTGGTATAATTTCCATAGGGAAGGAGGATTTATCATGGAAACAATTATTCAGATCATTTCGCAGTTAGGGTTTCCGATTGCCGTTGCTTGTGTATGTTTTTGGTACATCAATAAACTGCAAGAACAGCATAAACAGGAAATCGACAAACTTTCAGAAGCAGTGAATAACAATACTCTTGTTATGCAGAAGCTTCTGGATAAGTGGGAGAATCCGTAAGAGTGAAAACTGAAAGAGAAGTTGCCCTTGAAGTAATCGAAGGGAAATGGGGAGTCGATGACGATAGAATAGTTCGCCTTACAAACGCAGGTTATAACGCAAGTTCTGTGCAGAAGGTTGTGAACAATATGCTGAAGAATGCTATCGTTGCGGATGAACCGAAAGTAACGAATGAACAGAAGCAAATTATGGAAGTTGATTTAGACTTGAAGAAGTATGGTGCTTTGATTATTAATTTTGTGGAGTAAGATATGGCACAATGGCACGCTAAAGCAACAGGAGCATACGGCAGAAATTCAAATGAAGCAAAAGATAATGCTGAAATGTTCTATGGCGTTATGAATAGCTTGGGGTGGAGTCTTGAAGCTGTAGCCGCCGCACTTGGTAACCAGTCTGGCGAGTCTGGCTATAACCCTTGGAGATGGGGAAGTGATAATGTTCTTGCTTCAAACTCACAATGGATAGATGAAAGAGAACCAATTCCCGGAACTAGCCCCACAAGATATTATAACCATGCCTATGGGTTGTTTCAGCAAGACCCCGCAGGTAAATATCTTCATAGGTCATACGCACAATCATTGTCCACTTATGCCCCTAACTATAGTAACCAAGCAGGTCAGCCGCATGATGGCGATGCACAGTGCAGGTATCTTCATTGGATATGTTCAGACCCTTCTGGTGGTGAATGGTCAAGTTCTGGTGGTTCTGGCAGTTCGTATAAAATGTCATTTTCAGATTTTTATACAAACGCACAAAATAAATCGGTTGACTTTTTGGTTCACACATTCTTCTGGGGTTATGAAAGAGGTACTTGGGATGAAGTACGTGTAACTGATGCTAATTTCTGGTATGAATACCTTGGTGGTGTAACGCCACCAACTCCACCAGAACCACCTACTCCTACTCCGTCACGTAAACTTCCATTATTTTTCTACATCCGTTATCCATTTTAAAAGAAAGGAATAAAGACAATGGCTATCAAGACAAAAGAAGAATTGCTTGCATCACTGAAGCAGACCTTTGGTGATAATACTGACGATGCAACATTATCACTCATTGAAGATGTAACTGATACCTATGATGACCTTAATAGTAAAGCAAAACCAGACGGTAAAGATTGGAAAGCTGAAGCCGAACGCATTGATAAAGAATGGCGACAGAAATACCATGACAGATTTTTCAACCCCGTAGAAGATGAAAAAGACCCGCTTGATGCGGGTGACCCAGAACCTAAGAAATACAGGTTCGAAGACTTATTTAAGTAAAGGAGATTAAACATTATGCCCAGACGTATTGCTATGACTAATCTCAATGCTTCTACTCTCGATATTCTGAATACTATCAGAGCAAATGCAAGCATGGAATACCAGTCTCTTGTTCCAGAGATTAGTGATGTAAGAGACATTCCCAAAGTTGGTGAAGTGCTGTATGGCTACCCCAATCTTGCCAACCAGTTTCTTTCCTCTCTCATTAATCGCATTGCAAGCGTAAGAGTTAAGAGTGCAACCTTTAACAATGCTTACGCTATGCTCAAGAAAGGTTATCTTGAGTTTGGTGAAACTGTTGAAGAAGTCTTTGTGCAGATTGCAAAGGCGCGTGAGTTCTCCCCAGAGAAAGCTGAGCAGCGTGAACTGAAGCGCACCCTCCCCGATGTGCGTACTGCGTTCCACACGATGAATTATCGTGTTGAATATCCTATCACCATCCAGAACAATGATCTGAAGACAGCATTTCTCTCTGAAAATGGTGTGCAGGATTTGATTGCAAGAATCGTTGATGCTATCTATACTGGTGCTGAATACGATGAGTTCCTTCTTTTCAAATACCTTATCATTAAAGCTGTTGCACATGGCAAGATGTACCCCGTTGCATTCGATGCAACCAAGATGAGTGAAGCCGCTGTTGCTTTCCGTGGCAACTCAAATATGATTACCTTCATGAGTGATAAGTATAATGCCGCAGGTGTTCATACTGCCACTCCGAGAGGTGACCAGTACATCTTCATGGATGCAAAATTCAATGCTCAGTATGACGTTGATGTTCTTGCCGCAGCTTTCAATATGGATAAGGCAGACTTCATGGGCAGACTTATGCTCATTGACGACTTCACCACATTTGACAATGACCGCTTCGACATTATCCGTGCCAACAGTGATATGATGGAAGAAGTTACAGCCGCAGAACTTGCTCTTATGGCAGATGTTAAAGCTGTACTTGTCGATGAAGAGTGGTTTCAGATTTATGATAACCTTGCTCAGTTTGACGAAAAGTATGTGGCAAGCGGTATGTACTGGAATTACTTCTACCATGTGTGGAAGACAGTTTCCTTCTCCCCGTTCTCCAATGCTGTTGTATTTGTTGATGATGGTGCTACCATCACTGCTCCTGCAACCTTCACCGCTACCATTGCAAGCATTATTGATTCTGCTTCTGCTAAGATTATCACTCTTGAACTTACCGACACAGCAACCCTTGCTGATAAGAATGTCGTGTTCGTACAGGATGAAGATTCTACTGAAGCTGGCATTGCTGTACACAAGTATGGTGCATTTATTGTACCTGATGGTCAGACCAGTGTTACACCGATTGCCAAGATTGGTGATGCAGATTACACTGGTTCTGCTATCACAGTTGCAACCGCCACTGTCGGTGCTACTGTTACATTCACCAAGCAGTAAGGTTTATAAGAGGGAAGGGATAATCTCTCTTCCCTCATTTCTAAGGAAAGGAGAAAGCTATGGCATATATTGTTCCTAATACTGATATTGTGCTTTGCAGAGATGTTCCTCTTGATTCAAGCTATGACCATACAGTTGACTTTGCTGATGCTAATGCACAGTGGGCATATTTTTATAGCAAACGATATAAAGTAGTTTCTGTTAATAGTTACCAGAGAGTTATGAGTGGAAGGTTAAGAATTGAATGCACAATGGAAGATGCTATTAAATGCAATTACCTTTACTTCAGAAATAATAACTTTGAGGATAAATTCATTTATGCTTTTATTACTGGTTGGTATTACGTCAATAATATCACTACGGAAATAAGTTATGAAATAGATGTGTTCCAGACATTTTGGTTTGATGTAAGATTGCTACAGGTTTTTGTTGAACGTGAACACGCCCCTACTGATGTTGTTGGTGCTAATACAGTACCAGAAAATTTGGAACTTGGAGATTATATCGTTAATGGAATTGGCACATTAATGCCAACAGGAACGCAAAGCGCATCAGTTATTTTCTTATGCACATTTAATGATGATGAAACATGTTCTTCATTTTATGGAGGTTTTGCTTCTGGTGTATTCACAGGGCTGTTACCTATAAAGAAAGATACTGTTAACGAAATACAAACTTTTCTTCAAAAGGTAGAAACAAACAATAAATTAGATGGTATAATAGCCGCTTTTATGTGCCCTTGGAACCCGCAAACTTATGACCTTGAAACTTGGCAACTTAATGTGCCTAAAAGAATAACAGGAAGTCTTAATGGCTATACACCAAAGAACAACAAATTATACACCTATCCTTATAACTTCCTGCACGTAAGAACTGATGTTGATTCTGCTGATTTTCAATATGAATATTTTAATGGAGACTATTGCTCATTCACATTATATGGTGCTATAATTCCAGAACCTTCATTAGTTTTAAAACCAACACAGTTTAGGAGTTACGCACAGGCTACTGAATATAGATTATCGCTTAAAAATTTCCCACAGGTCGCAATAAATAGTGATGTATTAAAAGTATATTTAGCTCAAAATGCCGCTTCTTTGCCTACTTCTATGATAACATCTGGCGTTGGTAATATTTTGGGCGCAGTTGGAAATGTACTTTCTGGTAATGTTTTAGGAGCATTAGGAAATGGAGTAAATTTTGCTGACAATATCGCAACTAAACTTGCACAAATACACGATATTTCCACTAAACCACCACAGCAAAAAGGTACACAAACAACCTTGGCAGATTATGCCGCATCAGCTAAAATCATATATGCAGATTATATGTCAATTCGTGCAGAGTATGCCGCTATTATTGATGACTATTTTAACTGCTATGGTTATGCTACAAGAAGAGTAAAACAGCCATACATCACTGGAAGACCTTACTGGAATTATGTAAAAACTATCGGCAATACAGTTGATGCTCTTGGTGTTCCAGACCCTTATCTTAAAGAAATGAACAATGCTTTCAACAAAGGTATAACTTTCTGGCATAATCCAAATAATGTTGGTACTTACTCTCTCGATAACAGACCAGTATAGAAAGGAGGAATTTAATCAATGGGCAGACGTAAAAGAGATAGAGAATTTTGGGAAAGTGCTGACCTTAATAACGCATCCTATATTCAATATTATGATCGCCTTACAGAATTGTCTATCTCTATGTTTGAATGGCGTAACCTGCCAGATACAGTAGACCCAAGATTCCTTGAGTTGACCCTGTTTGCAAACGGAATGGCTGTATTCTTCAAGGATGAAGTCGAAGATTATTTGGCTCTTCAGTGCGCTATCAGTGGGCCTCTGAATGTTTACAGGATTCCTATCAGAAGAAGGGCATACGCTGTTAATGGTTATAACAGGGAACTGGATGATAAAAATAGCGTTATCATTTATAACAATATGTTACATAAAAATAGTATGCTCGATGTAAGGATGTTTGCAAGAGAACTGTATAACCTTGATAGAGCAATAAGCGTTAATGCTAATGCACAGAAAACACCTATTCTGATTAGATGCGATGAGAATCAGAGATTGACCCTTGAAAATCTGTATATGGATTATGATGGGAACAAGCCTGTTATTTATGGGGATAAAGGGCTGAATCCGAATGCGCTTAGTGTGCTGAAGACAGATGCCCCATACGTTGCAGATAAGCTTTATACTCTGAAAACACAGAAATGGAATGAAGCACTTACTTATCTTGGTATTAGTAATGTTAATATCACAAAACGTGAACGTTTGATTACTGATGAAGTTACAAGAAACCAAGGTGGTACGATTGCAAGTAGATACTCAAGGTTGCAGAGTAGAAGAATGGCTTGCGAACAGATTAATAAAATGTTTGGTCTGAATGTCCAGTGCGACTACAGAGAAGATTTCCAAGAAATCGTGGATGCTGAAGACAGCGATAGTATTAATCCAGAAGAGAGGGATAAAGCAAATGAGTAAATATACTACTGAATTGAGATTCATTTGTGAAACTGAAGCAGGTAAAACTGAATCGGTTGGACTCTCTAAAGTGGATGAAGTTATTACTGCCGCATTGCCTAAGATTTTTGACTTCGATTTTCCGATATTTGATGAGAATTATCGCGTTCCTCTGGAAACAAAAATCATCCGTCACTATTATACCAGAGAGATTGGATTGGAAACCTATGGTCTATGGAAACTAAAGCTTCAGACTAAGCTGAATGAAATAATGCCTTATTACAATAAACTCTATGAGAGTGAATTGTATAAGTATAACCCGCTTTACGATGTTGATATGACCACTACACACGTTGGTCGTAAAACAGGTGAAAATACAAATGTTGACCAGAGAAATAGCAAAAGAACCAACAGTGGTACAAGTAAAAATGTAGGTGATGAAACTACTGCCGATACTAATAGGGCAACTACATCTGGCGAAAGAAATGTTGAAAACAAAGGTAGTGAAACTAATACTGGTAGGAGTAAAAATTCCGCAACAAGAGATCACCAGACAGACGATGCCTATTCTGATACCCCACAGGGCACTCTTAACAATGTTAAAAATCTTAACTACTTGACAAATGCAAGAAACATTGTTGAGACCGAAATGACTAATGAAAATGGTGAAACAACAGGTGCAAGCGCATCAGAAAATACACAGGCTGAAACAAATCAGCAAACTGTTACTGGTGATAATACATCTGCAACTAAGAGAGTTTCCGAAAGGACAGACGATTTTACTGAAAGTGATAAGAACGAAGGTATCAATACTGGTACAAGCAAAAGCACTGAAGACTATGTTCTCCACGTTATGGGCAAATCCGCAGGTGCTAATTATGCCAGAATGATTAAGGATTTTAGAGATAATTTGCTTAATATTGATATGGATGTAATTAGAGAGCTGAACGATTTGTTTATGCTGATTTGGTGAAAGGAGTATTGTATGAGAGTTGTTATTATGGATAGACTTAGCTACTCTATTGTCAGCATTAAGAATGTGACAAGCATTACTTACAACAATGGTACTGTAACAATCATTGGAGTGAATGAAGCTGATAATCAGAGTGCGACATTCACCGCACAGAGTTCCAGAAGCATTGTCAGAATCATGGAGAACTGAGGTGTAGAGTATGGCAGTTGATTTTACTCCTACACTGAAGGGATATAGTGATCAGAAGGAATTACCATACTGGTGTCAGAAGGTTCTTCCTTTGACATACGATGAAAGTTTAAGTTATTATGAAGTACTTGGTAAGGTTGTTGCTTATATTAATAATTTGATTGAAGATGTTGCTACCCTTGAAGATAATCTTGAAACATTGAAAGAAGTTGTAGAGGAGGGTAATAATGGCTGAAATTCCTTTTGAACCTTATACTGGTCAAGGGAAGTTAAGATTCTGGTGTCAGAAGGTTCTTCCTTTGGTTTATGACGATTCGTTGAGTTATTATGAACTTCTTGGTAAGGTTGTTGAATATCTTAATAATACTATTTCTGATGTTGGTGCTTGCGAAGATAATATTACTGCTTTAAGAGATGCTTTTGTTCAGTTGCAGAACTATGTCAATGAACAGCTTGATGATTTTGCACCAGAAGTCGAACGAATAATTGACGAAATGGTTGATAGTGGAGAATTTGGTGAGATTCTTAGTGATGCTGTTAATGGTCTTATCGCAAATGAATACAGCACAACACAGGGATATGCTCAATTTGATTATGTAATTAAAGACGGGAAATTGTACTGCGCTACTGCTTCAACATCTGGCGAGTGGGATTCTACAAAATGGAGAGAAACCACAGTTGGCGCAGATATGCAACTCCTTAACCAGAGAGTATATAATCTTAACGCAGGACAGGTTGCTTTTAACGAAAGTGCTACGTATAGCAATAATACTGTTGGCAAAAAACTTAAAGACCTCGATGATTTTGATGATAACCTTAATGCAGGACAGGTTGGATATAATTCAGAAAGTACGTATAATAATGCGACAGTTGGTAAAGAATTGCAAGATTTAAAGGGTTCTTTAAACTCTAATAATCTGTTGAACGGGAGTCAGTATTATAAGGATAACATTTTCAACCCGATTCACAGTATTAATAATAGATATATTAATACTAACACAGGTGGTCAACAAACAGATAATAACTATTTCGCAACAGGCTATATTCCCGTCTCACCGAACACTTCATACAAATCTAATTATGGCAGAAATATAGCTTGGTATGATTCAAATAAAACATATATTTCTGGTGTCAGCGGAACAGGAATACAAACAGGGCTAACATCTCCTACAAATGCGGCATATCTGCGCATATCTTTTTCAAAAACAGTGGATACATGGTCACCCATGTTCGTGAATGTTCAGCCTACAGCATCATATAACGAAACGATTGTGGATTTTCCTTTTTACGTTGCTAAATCTACATGGTTGCAAGGTAAACGTGTTGCGTGGTATGGTGACAGCATTGTAGCTGGAAAAGACTTTGACGATATTGTATGCTCTCATTACGGAATGATTTTATTCGATTATGGCATAAATGGGTCGACAATGGGTTTCGCTTCAGACGGGTCTGATGAAAGAAATGCCACATGTTGGAGAATACTAACAAACGCACAATTTGATTTAGTTATTGTGTCCGCAGGAACTAATGATTTTGAATATGCGTGGCAACCAATGGGAGATATGTCATCTACTGCCGCATCAACATTTTATGGTGCTTTGCATCGTGCTTGCCAACGAGCCTTAACAGGTCAAAAGGGTAACCTTGTTGTATTTACAACACCTATTAAACGGGGTCAACCTTTTGCAGATGGAGCAGGTGGAACATACACAGCGGATGGTGTAACACTAACACCAGACAGTAAAAACAAATACGGCTATACATTGGGAGATTACGCAAACGCTATAAAAGAAGTATGTGCATATTATTCCATTCCCGTTCTTGACCTTTACAATGAATCACAACTAAACCCGTTCATGGAAAATCAGCAGGTGTTTTTTGATGACGTATTAACTCACCCTAACGCCACGGGTCAAAAAATCATGGCAAGAAGGGTTATTGGTTGGCTCAATCAGTTAGGCGCAGACATGGAAACAATGTCATACGATTGATGTTTAAAGTAATCTTTAAACATGAATAAAATCTTTCACTATCTTTCAAACTATCAATTTTAATTCATTAACAAAAATCAATTATTGATAAAAATCAACTATGCAGTTATTTTAAAAACAGGTACAACATTTTAACCGCAGGTTGAAAAATCTTTAAATACAAGATAGGAGGCAACCTCCATAGAAGCTGACGGTTCAACCTGATAGAAAACAATTTCATAAATTCTTTGCATGAGTTTAATGGTCAAGGTTTGCACGCTGCTCAGTGTAAACCTTGATTGTTTTATCCGTGAAACTGGGTACCCCCAATTCCCTTTTATACTATACC